TTAGATTCAATCCAACGAATTGAGTATTGCCCAGACAAAGTAATTGCCTCTGCATTCTGAAGATTGTAATACCTAAAGTATTGATTTCCAATAGCACCATAGGCAGAGTTGAGTTGAATCTTACGTGCCATCTGAATATTATTAAACTTAGAAATATCTCGTTCTAACTTTTCTGATGGATTAGTTTCATATTCTTGCTTTGCAGCAAGCATCTTTTTTTTATATATTGTACGATCATCATAGATGATCTGCATCATCTTAGGCAAGAACCCCTGTTGTTTAGTTGAATACATCGCACCGTTAGCACAAACAGTCTCACCATCAAGAGAAGATCCATCTTATTCTTAATTGAGTTAACCGGCCACAGTTGCTGAAGGATGTTTAGTCGGCAACAATGTTTCAGGACTAATATTATATTGCATGATTAAATGAGGATATAGAGAGTTCAAGTCAAAACTCACCACCCAATTATATAAACCTGGTACTGGTTCTTTTACAAAAGCACCTGCATACTTATCGTCTTTAATACTTCCAGTTCTTGGGGGAACAACAATATTATCTTTCTTGAGAAAATTGAAGATTAATGTATCCCACATTTTCACCTGAGAATATACATCTTCATAATTTACCTTTGCATCATAAGCCATTGTAACTGCGAGTTCAATTAGTTTCATCTTGTCTTCTAGGCGATCAACAAGTTCAACGTCTTTGATGTTATACTCTACAAACTTTTGCCATCCGTTAGTATAGAAATCTCTAAATGTATCAAACTCAGAGTGATCTAACTTTCTTTGTCCAAGTTCAACAAAGGCAATATGATCTAAACGATAAGATTCCTGATTAGTATAAGTAAACTTTTTATATAAGTCAAGGTAGTCTAAGCACGACACACCTAGAATATTATATGCAATATTATTTCTACCTTTAACTACGATTTCTCTCTCACTTACTTTACCCCAAGGAGAAAGCATTTTAACCCACTTATCACCAACTAAGCGATCAATCCTACGACAAAGATATGGAATGTCATAGAAATAACAATTCCATCCACTCACAATATCAGGAGTATTTTGAGTCCAAAAATTTACAAAGTCTTTAAGAAGATCATCTTCCTTCCACTGATAGTGAACATTCACACCTTCAGGAACATCAAATTCACGAGTGGACCAAACATCCACACGTTTAGTATTCAAGTTCTTCATAGTAATACAAAGAACTTGTTCAGCAGCACTCTGTACATCAGGAAATCCATTCTCAGAAGCTACCTCAATGTCAATTGTATAGATTTGAAGTTTCTTAAAATCATAATCAACTTCATCAGGATGCTGATTTGAAATAAATTGATATAAGAAACGTTCATATCCACAAACATCAAAGTTTTCTACATACTCATACTTTCTAATAAACTCATTAGCATCACGAGGACCAGAAAACTTTATAGGTTTTACATTATTACCATCTAAAGTTTTAAACTTAGACTCTGTTGGGCAAGGAACAAACAAAGTAGGAGAGAAGGATTCTTTATACTGTACAGGATTTCCATCCTCGTAACCACGATACAGAATATTATCGCCTACTTGTTGCACACTTGTGTAGAATTTCATTTAGCAACTTTACGATAGAGATCTAGAACACCTTGTTCTGGATCCAGTATACTCAAAATTGTGTCGCTTGTCAAGAAGAGATCTCGTTGTGCAGCAAACTTGGGGTACTGTTGGAGAATAGCATATTCATAAGCATACCAATCCTTATCAGAATCACCTTCATCAATTTTTCTAGCAGATGTTTTTAAATGTCTACCCTCTAATGAATATGCACGTTTCTCCAAGTTTTCTGGATCATCACCATACTCAGAACACTCAACAATCTCATAACAATTTTCTATCAAGTAACTAGGTTCTTCATCTAGTTCACTCACTTTCCCAATCAGATACTTGTCCTGATTCTTCAGTAAAAGTAACTTTATCTGGGGAACCGAGGGTCTCATCGACAGTTCCTCCTCCAACATCATTTCCTCCTCCATTAATAGCCTCCAATAATTTAGTATACTGACTTAAAACTTGCTCATGTGCTTCATATACACACAACAATTCTGTGGGATCAATGAAAATAATTCTATCACTTGATAAAGGTGCCCATGGGTACATTCCAAGTTTCGGGTTTGATCTCTTAAATGGTACATCTCCATCTTGAAATAAGTTAGCGGTATCTTCAATGATATCAACAAGATAGGGATCTTCTAATTGAATTCCAGCCAACTTATTAGTCTCTTTAGAGTATACCTCTTTAATATCAGAAATGATATCATTCCCGTTTTTTAGTCTTGCGATTTTTACGCTCATAATTTTTTTCCAAAATAATGTTTACCGATTGAATCAAAATTTCCTTTACTGCTTTATTTTGATGGATATCTTTAATGTCTGTTACTTGCTTTGCATAAGCAAACAGAATATCCATCATTTCCACAGGTGCTTCTAGAGTAACTAAATCTGATTCACCATCGTATCTAGGTGGATTTAAATTGTAATACAGTTGCATGTGATCCTCCATTATACACACAAAAAAGGGAGAGGTCAAGCCCTTCTCCCTTATTCTGTTTGTACTATTTAGCAGTCTTCTGAAAGAAGTTGATTAGGTTTAGTTGTACCGAAATCATAAACAGTTTTCTTTTGATGATCGGGAATAATCCTTTCTAAACTAATAGTAAGCAATCCATCTTCAAATATAACACCATGCACCCGCACGTCATCTGACAATTGCCAAGATCTTGAAAAATTTCGTTTCGATAAACCTTGATGTAAGTATTTCTTTTCTGTTTCTTCCTTAGAAACTTTAGATATTACTCTTAATATACTTTGTTCGGTGTATACCTCAATTTCATTATTTTTAAATCCAGCAAGAGCAAGTTCTATAGTAAAATTACTCGAATCATGCTTGATTAAATTATATGGAGGATAGTTTAAAGCATTTCCAGATAAAGAATCTAATCGATGAAATACCTCATCCAAACCTACAGAATGAGGAGCATATTCTCTCCAAAAATTATCTAACGTAGAAGTAGTAATCATTTTATTCTCCTTAAATAAGCGAGTGTTTAATAGCATGAACCCTTACGGCATTCATAATATTAATTATAACAGAAAGCATAAAAAAGGGAGTGTTGAACTCCCTACTTTATTATTCGGTTTTCCTTATATTAACTATCTTCTTTCTTTTTTCCAATAGTATATTTAGATTCTAATGTCCATTCAACTTTATCTTTATATGAAATTACTTTAATTTGATTTAGTGGTGCTACATCTGCAATTGCGTCAGCATTAACCAGAGAACATAATTCCCAATCAACAAGAAGTTGAACAATTCTATTTCTTCTTTGAAGATCATTTAAGGAAAGATTAGTATCTTTTCGATCAAGAGCAAACAGTTCCTTAAAGTGAACAATATAATACTTACCTTTCTTATGAAGAATATGACAAGATTGATATAATTTCTTTTCCTTACGAGAAGATACTCCGATACGTGTTAAAGTTTCACGAACTTTAAGAAAATCATCAGGTTCTTTTAGAAGAACCTCCACCATATCAGATTCGGACCATTTAACACTAGTATCCTGTAAATCACTCATTTTTTTCCTCCAACATCAATCTTCGATTTTATAAATTGAAGTTGTTCATTAGTTAATAATCCAAGAGCAGTTTCAGCTTTATCATTATTGTATCCATAATATTGCTTAACTGACTCAAGATCTTTAAGAAAATCTTTCTTCAACCAAGGTGAGAATCGTTTTCTCTTCCTAATCGTATTTATAAAAAAGTCATACTGCATCTTATTATCTAAGTGTGATGCCATATTCATTTCATTTGAATACAGAATAGTGTCCATAAAACTTGAGAGACACCTATTAATAATATAAGGAGGATATGATTTGATTGCTTCTTCATCTCGATCCATCAGATTAACTTTATCGTAATTAATAGAGTTTAGATAATGCTTTAGTTCATACGTCATAATTAAATAGCAACAATTCAGCACGGTCTTTTTGATCATTCATATACTCACCAACAGAACGCATAGTGTATGTTAGTTCGTAAGTTGTTGCTCCCCAGTTTCCAATGAAACGATCACGAACACACA